GGCCGTCCTGCTGGCCGATGACCTTGTACTTCCGGCCGGACTGGTGCTTGATGTAGTACGCCTGCCTCTGGCCCAGCTCGGTCTGGAGGTCGATCTTCATCCGCCAGCCGTTGCGGTAGGCGGCGCAGTCGACGTCCTCGCCGCACTTCACCAGCTCGGTGTGCGTCGAGATGGGCGCCGTGACCTGGAAGGTCTGCATCGCGTGGGCGGGCAGGCGCGGATTCAGGCGGTTCGGCTGCTGCATCACAGGGCCCTCGTGTTCTCGTTGACGTTGATCGCCACGGCGAACACCAGGTCGGTGAACGTGCCGGTCGTGGTTACCCGGAGGTAGCGCTCGACGGGGGCCGTGGCTGAGCTCGACTCCAGGCGCTCGGTGGTCCGGCCGGTGACCGCCGTGAAGCTGGCGCCGGACAGGGTGGCGAATGCGTCGGTGTTGCCGTCGTCCGAGGACTCCTCGATCACGATGTTGGCCGTGCCGGACCCGATCGAGAACACCTGTAGGTACGCCTGCCACCCGAACGCCTTGGCCGCCCCGTTGTCGAAGCTGGCCGTGCTCCCGGCCGAGGCATGGGTTTCCGCTCCGGCGGTGAGCTGAGTGGACCAGTCGGCGCCGTACGCCGCCGCCGGGATCGAGGTGCTGAAGAGCAGGGAGCCGTCGTCGCCGCGCGTCGGGGCGTAGTCGAGCTGCTTGCCGACGATGCAGAACGCCTCGTTGCCGATCCCCGCGCCACGGCAGTACATCACGTGCACGTCGGTGGTGGGCAGGCTCTTCAGCGCCTCGTGGGCCTGGTCGGTGGCGTAGTTGAAGTACGTGGTGAACTCGGCCGCCGCGTCCCGGGAGCCGAACATGCGCTCCATCGCGGAGACGGTGATGCCGGTCGCGGGGAGCGTGTTCCTGGGCGTCGCCAGAGAGCCGATCGAGTTGATGTCCCCGCCGATGTCCCGCCCTCCGATGAAGAGCTGGTCGCCGAGCCCGGACTGCTTGCTCATGATCCTTTCCTCCTATGCTGCCTGGGTCCAGGCGTTCTCGACGATGATCGGCACCGTCAGGGTCATGACCCGGTAGACCATGTTGTCGATGTTGATGTAGCCCGACTGCGCGTACAGCTCGTGGCCCTGGGTTGCGCCCAGCAGGTCGATCCACCGATCGCTACCGCCCAGGTCGAAGTCGCCGGACAGGTCGGTCATCATCACGTCGGTCGCGCGCATCACGGCCGGGTCGATGGCGTCCTGCGGGTTCTGGAGCATGTTCGTGTAGATCCGCAGGTTCAGCACGACGCGGGCGCTGGTGGAGGCCAGGCCCGAGCGGGAGCTGGCGGGCTCGATCCGGTCCACCCAGATGGCCGCCGTCAGGCCCCGGCCCGGCTTGTTCTTCGGCTCGTGCTTGTTCACGCGGTCGAAGAGGCCGGTCGCCTTCGCCTTCGAGGCCACCCGGTCCACCAGATCCTGGCTGTTGATCGTCATCAGATGGCCGCCTTCCGGAGCTTCCTGCCGTACCGGCGCTGGACCTGCTTGCGGAGGTCGGTCAGGCCGCGACCGGAAACCACCTCGGTGCCGGAGGAATCACGCTCGGCCTCGTCGGAGTAGACCCGGGCGCCGTACGCCGAGAACTCCTGCTCCAGGTTGGTGATGGCGATGGCCTTGCAGAGCTGCCGGACAAGATCCGGAACCTCCCAGACGGTCACAGGGGCCGCGTCGGAATGCGTGGCGGCCGTGGTGCCGAGGGAGCCGCGTTCGACCGTCAGGCGCCGGTACACGTACACGTCGGCCCCACTGGCGTGGCTGGCCAGAGTGGAGCCGTCGTAAGCACGGACCACGGTCAGGTTGTTGCCCGAGATGTCGGTGATCCGCATCCGCTCGGAGTCGATCAGGATCTGCTCGCCCACGAAGAAGGCCGTGCCGTCGGTGACGTCCACGGTCCGGTCCGAGTCGAGCTCGTCCATCGTGGTGGCGAGGTTCTGAGTCGAGTCGAGGGTGCCCTTGCCGGTGACGATCATCTTCTCGGAGTCGACCTGGATCACCGAGCCGACGCCGATCACGTCCGTGCGGGTCACATCCACCGTGGTGCCGGTGGTGTCGGCGACGGCGTTCTCCAGGGCCCCGGCCGCCTTCTGGTCGTCGCCGATCCCCCATGTACCGGTGATCGCGATGGCCCGCTGGCTCGTGCCGGAGTTAGTAAAGGAGGCGCTGGAGTCGAGGTCGATCTCGATGGAGTGGTACGGGGGGCCCGAGTTGACCGGCTCCAGGAAGTAGTCGTCGGAGCTGATCGTGGTGCCACCGGCCGTGAGCGTATCCACGCTGACCAGGATGTTCTCGTCCAGCCAGAGGTTCCAGGCGGTCGAGAAGTCGCGGGTCGGCCAGCGGAAGTAGCGGGTCGCGATGCGGGGGGCCAGGCCGTGCTTGTGGTACTTCAGCCAGCCGTCTATGTCGTCGGACGCGCCTGCAATGGCGTCGTCGATCTGCGCGGAGCGATGGGCCGCCTCCCGGATATCGAAGGCGTCCTGGACGCTCTCACGCGTGCAGTAGAACACGCGACCCATCTACCTTGTCCTTGCTTTCGGGGAACGTGAGGGGATCTAACCCTCGGTCAGTGGGGAGGATATGCAGTTGTGACTTCGAACCTAAGGGTACGCGATCAGTAGCTTCCGGGGAACTCGCCCCACGCCCCGGCGTCATCCGGCCAGACCAGGCCGTCCCACGGGCAGTACAGCTTGCCGTCCGGCCCCTCCCGGAGCGCGGTGTAGTCGTTCGGGCAGGAAGTCGGCGGGGTGGACCGGTCCCGCTGGTCGATGTCCCGGGCCTCCTGGATCATCGCCTGGATCTGCTCCCACGCCATCTCAGGCCCCCTTCAGAGTGGTGTACGCCTGGGACAGGATCGAGGCGCCCGACATGCCCAGAGCGCCCATCGCGGTCCACTTCCACCGCTCCAGGGCCGCCACCCGGGTCTTCAGGTCCGGCACGTCCTTGATCTGCTCCTGGATCTTCGCGATGGCGACCAGAGTCTGCGTCTGGGTGTTGCCGATCTCGTCCAGCTTGTTGAGGATGCGCTCCTCGTTGTCCATGACGCCCCCTCCTGGCGTACAAGAAGGGCCGCCGCCCGGGAAGAGCAGCGGCCCCCTTCAGTTGACCGATCAGGCCGAAGCGACCACGGTGGCGCCGGGCGTGAGCGGAACCCACGTGCAGTACCAGTCGATGACACCGTCGGCGGTCGCGTCAGCGGTCACCAGCTCGACCTCGCCGGTCGTGACGACCACGTCCTTGAGCGCGAACTGGCCCGGGGCGAAGTCGGTCGTGCCGTCGCCCTGGTCCCGCACGCCGAGGATCGTCCCAGCCGTGACGTCGGTAGCACCGAGCGGGGTCGCGGTGACCACGGTGTCGGTGTCGCCGGTCGTCGGGTTGACCTGGAGCGCGTAGGTGCCGGTCGCGCCAGTGATCGCGGTGCTGACCTTGCCCCACAGGGCAGTGATCAGAACCTCGCCGCCAGCGACGGTGAACACCTGGTGCGTCCCTGCACCGGCAACGGTGGACTGCTTGCCCTGAACGTACCGGCCCAGCGAGATCTCGCGGAGCTGAGTGCCCTGGATGATGACAGACATCTAGTGCACCCCCCTTACGCCGTCAGAGACGACTTGAGGTTGCCCGGCTTCCGCTGGACGACCAGGTCGTGGATGATCGCGACGCAGGTACCGGTGGACGCCGTGCACTGGACACGGTCGTAGCCGTCGGAGAGCTGCTCGGCGCGGACGGTGATCACGACGGTGTCGTTGGTCGCGTCCGCGTTGGTGAAGACGTTGTCGTCGGTGTCGGCCGCCTCAGTCCAGGTGCCACCGACGCCGGGGCCGATGTGGACGCGGGAGGCCAGGTTGCCGGGCGACACCGCGTTGGTACCGGCGGTGAAGATGTTCAGGTCCGCCTCGGAGTTGACACCGGTCGAGTCGGTCTGGGTGAAGGTGAGCACCTGGTCGCCGGTCGCCACGAAGCTGACGAACGAGACCGCAGTGCCCTGCGTGAGGGGAATGTCGAGACCGGAGGCTTCGTGGATCACGTTGAAGACGCGACCCAGCCCCTCGCCACGAGCTGCCATTTCTTTCTCCTTTTCTCCGGCGGGAGGTTAAGGCCGCCGGGGGTGGCCGGGGGAGGGGAGGCTAAGGCCCTCCCCCGGGTGGATCATCAGGCCCGAGCGTCGAGCGTGACGAAGGGGGACAGCGTCGAGCCGCCGTTGCGCGGGGTCAGCGCGCTCTGGAGCCACGGACGCCCGTCGAGACGCTCCACGAACTTGAAGGAGGTCTCGCCGTTCTGGAACCGGAAGTGCTCCGAAGAGCTCACGGTCATCGCCTGGCGGTCGCCCACCAGGTAGTAGTTGAAGTCGATGAAGTTGATGTCGCCCTGGTCACCCAGGTTCTCCACCTTCTCCGAGATGACGACCGGGCGGCCCAGGATCATGGCCGGGGGCCCCTGGACGCCGTTGTTCAGCCAGATCGGGCCACCGCCGGTACCGACCGAGAGCGCCATGGTGGCCAGCTCCGGGAAGGTGTCAGGGGAGACGACCCAGACGGCCGAACCGAGGGACTGCGGGAGCATCCGGGCGTACATCTTGACGATGTTCTCCCAGACGATCGTGCCCGCAGCCTGGCCGCTCTCCTTCGCGACCGAGACGCGGGCGGCGTTCGCGTCGGTCAGGATGCCCAGCGGCTGACCGACGCCGGAGCCGGACAGGAACGCCACGTCCGCGAAGTAGGCCAGGGCCTGCGGGAACGTGGAGCGGATGAACGCCTCGAAGGAGACCGCCGAGTCGGCGATCAGCTCGTTCGGGACGTTGGCGAACGCCGTCAGCTTCCAGGCTTCCAGCGCCATCCGGCCGAACGTCGCGGCGGTGTCGGTCATCTGGCCGGACTCGGGGGTCCAGTAGCCCTGGACGCCGCCGAAGACGTTGCTCGCGTGCGAGGTGTCGTCGATGTACGGGTACACGACGCGGGACGTCTCCATGGGGACGACCCGGGCGCGCGGACGCACGACGGACGCCTCCAGGGAGAGGCTGAGCAGCTCGGCCCGGAACGCCTCCGGAACCAGGAAGCCGCCGGACGCGGGCTCGCCGGAGCTGGCCGCAGCGTTCTTCAGGGCCTGGCGCTTGTCGGCCAGCTCCTGGGTCATGAACGCCTTGGGGCTGATGTCGATGAGGAACTGGGCGAGGGTCCCGCCGTACTCCTGCGCCTTGAACTTGGCGCCCAGAGCCTTCGGCTGGAAGTGAGCCTTGGCGCTGGTGGTGACGGCGTCAACGCCGCCCTCCTTCAGCAGCTTCAGGCCCTCGTGGTTCTCGTTCTCGCGCAGGTAGTCGCGGAGGACGCGCTGAGTCTCCTCCTTGATCTGCGCCTGGAGCTCCTGGTCCTTCTTGGCCACGACTCCGGCGTACGCCTTGACGACGTCCTTGAACTGGCCCTCCTGCATCAGGGCCTGGACCTTGGTCCCGTCCGAGAGCAGCTCTTCCAGCTCGGACTGAGTCTCGGGGATCGCGATCGGCATCTACTTCACTCCCTCCTGGAGAGCACTCTTGAACGCGGCGAAGTCCCAGATGAAGGGGCTCGGCTCGTCCGTCTTCTTGTCCTCGACCACGGGGGCGGCCGGGGGTTCCACGGTCTTCTCGACCGGGGGCTTGAGGACCGGCGCGGGAGCGTTCTCCCGACCGGCGTAGTTGAACATCGACAGGTCGAAGTCGTCGCGGGCCCTGGCCTTGCCCTCGATCTCGTCGATCAGACCGGCGGCCAGGGCCTCCTCGGCGGAGTACCAGGTCTCGGCCCGCATCCGCTCGCGCCAGAACTCGACATCGCCACCGGCCTTGTCCGCGTACACGGAGGCGATGGTGTTCGAGGTGTCGTCGAGCAGGGCGACCAGCTTCCTGAAGTCGGCCGCGTTCCCGGCTGCGGCAGTCCAGCCGTCGTGGATCATCATCTTCGCCTTGGGGGCCATGACGACCTTGTCGGCGCCCAGAGCGATGACGGAGGCGATCGAGGCCGCCAGACCGTCCACGATGACCGTGGTGGGCTCCTCGCGCCGCTTCAGGGCCGCGTAGACCGCCATGCCGTCGAAGACGTCGCCGCCGGGGGAGTTCAGGTGCAGGTTGACCGGGCCTTCGACCTTGCGGACCTCCGCCAGGAAGTCGCCGACCGACACACCGAAGCCGCCGATCTCGTCGTAGATGAAGACGTCGGCCGGGCCGGTCGCCTTGTTCTCGATCCGGAACCAGTCCTTGGAGGTCCGGGCCTGCGGGCGCCGGGGCGTCCAGTCCTTGGGGCCGCCCCACTCCTCGGGGATCAGCTCCTCCTTGCCGAGGGCCTTCGCGCGCTTCTTGATGTGGCGCTTGGTGGCCTCGGGGTCCTTCGCGCGGCCGATGGCCTGGATCGCGTTCCGGAGGTCTTCCTCGGTCACGATCGGGTAGGACCCGTCCGGCATCGCCTCGCCGGACTCGGCCAGCTCCCGGCGGCGCTCCTCGGAGAACTCCCGGTTGAGCACGTCCCAGTCGAAGTAGTCCTTGATCGTCACCGGCCCGTCTCCTCTCGGGCTATGGCCGCGTTCGCCCAGAACATGACCTCTTCCAGCTTCGTCACCACGATCGCCTTCTCCCGGCCTTCGGGAAGCCGCTCGTTCAGCTCGTCGGCCAGTCGCCTGCACGCTTGCCGGACGCTGGTGTGCTCGTCGCGCTTCTCCTGCGTAGGGGCCGCATGGAAGGCAAAGCGGTGCTCTATGTCACTCGGATCCATCAGTCGTTCGCCTCCCTCGCTGGGCTCGGCTTCTTGGGTTCCCGGTTCGGCCGGGTCCGGGGGTCGCGGCCGTCGCCCTCCGCCGAGGACTCCGGCCGGGGCGGGTTCATGGCGGCCTCGTGAGCCTCCTGGGCCATCTTCAGCTTGAGCTGGTCCTGCTTGGCCTGGGGCAGGCCGACGATCTCCAGGGCGTCGTCCCAGTCCATCCCGGCTTCCTGGAACAGCTTCAGGGCCTGGGCCTTGGTGATCCGGTCCTTGGAGTCGGCCTCACGGTCCTCCGGGACCGGGTCCTCGAAGTCCCACTCGACGTTCTCGCCCGTGTCCCCGAACTGCTTGAGGATCATGTTCAGGGCGGTCTGGACCTTCTTCAGGCGGGGCCGCAGCAAGTACCGGCCGAACATCCGCTCGTTGGCGTCGGCGACCGCCTTGTTGACGTCCTCGGTGGCGCCGGTCATGCCCTTGGGGTAGCCGAACGCCTCCCGGATGTCCTCGCGGCTCATCTCGCCCAGCTCGGGGAACATCATGTCACGCATCGAGTACTTGCGCTCGACCCACTTGCCCTGCTCCAGGACGGCCACACGGTGGGCGTTGGCGACACCCTGGTGCTGCTCGCGCCAGCGCTGGACCAGCTCGCGGAACTCGTCGTCGTCGAGGCGGTCCTCGATCTCGATGATGCCGCCGGGCTCGGCGCTGTTGAGGAAGAAGTTGCGGTTGTACTCGGCCGCCAGCCGGTTCGAGTCCAGCTTCAGGCCGATCGCCTGCACCGGCCCGAGCCCCCGGTAGGGGTCGAGCGGGTTCGGGCGCCGGATGTGGGTGACCTGGTCCAGGGTGAGCGGGACCTCTTCACCGTCCGGGGAGACGTAGATGTAGCCGACCAGGGCTGAGGAGTCGGAGGTGACGACCCGCATCCGGTCCGGGCGGATCGGCCAGATCTCCAGAGGCCCGGCCGAGCGGATCGAGCCGAACGAGGAGACGATGACGAACTCGCCCGCAGTGTCGTAGTGCTGGACGATCGTCTCGACGAACTCGACCGTGTCCATCAGCGGGTTCGGGTTCTTCAGCAGGTCGATGGCGGCGTGCTTCTGCACCTCGCGCCGGGTCTCGACCTCGCGGTACACCCGGCGGCCGTCCGTGCCCTTGCGGTACAGGTGCCAGTCGATGAGGCCGCAGGACTCGCTCAGGCGGCTGACGATGCCGTAGAGCGTGCCGACCTCGCCGTACTGCTCCATGCCCCGGCGCATCTTCTCCTCGGTGGAGGCGCCACGGCGACCGCCGATCGGGTTGAAGAATCCGGTCCTGCCCGGGTTGCGGGGGGCGATGGGAACGGGGGCGCGGTTGACGAGAGCGTCAACGCGTCGGCCGAGTCGGCTCACCCTGCTCCTCCTTGTCCCCGTAGTTCCACTGGATAGCCCAGATCAGCAGTCCGCCGATGGCGTAGCCAGCCGGAGCGTAGACCGACCAGGCGGCATACGAGACCAGGGTAGCCCCTACCACGGAAATCGCAAGAGTCAAGCCCTTCCGGGCTGCCTTCTTGAGGTTCCTGTAGGCGGTTTGCCTTCGATCCCTTGATCGACGCCACCAGGCTACCAGGGCACGGCGCCTCTGCTGCCACTTCGGCAGGGGCTTGAACTCAGTACGTGATCGTGCGGACACGGGGTCGGCTCCTCAGGTCTCGTTCAGCGATCATGTAGCGCATGGCGTCCATGCCGTGGTCGTCCTCCTTGACGGGGACCTCCTTCGGCGGCTTACCGGCGGCCTGCGCGGTCGTGGTGCCCCGGTCCCAGACGTAGCCGACGATCTCTTCGAGCGTGCACGTCGGCTTCTTCCGGTCGGCCAGCTCCTTGTCCCTGGTCACCAGGGCGTCCCGGCACAGGAAGAGGCGCGGCTTGCCGTCGGCCTCGCTCGGGACCAGCCGGGACTTCACCGCCTGGATGCCGTCCTCGACCGTCTTCTTCGCCGCCTTGGTCGACATGCCCAGGTGCTTCTCCAGGACGGCCCGGCCCTCGGCGTCGTGGTCACAGATGATCATCCGTGGCCTCGGCTCCTTCTTCAGGTTCATGGCCGCCAGGATCTGCGGGGCCATGTCCTCCACCGTGGTCTTGGTGTGGTAGAGCTCGCGGTAGAGGTAGAGCCGCCCGTCCTCGTCCTCCGCCCAGAACTGCACCACCATCGGGTTGGTGTATCCGAAGTCGATCGTGACGTACCGCGTCCACGAGATCGGCGGGATGCGGATCGCCTTGTGGACGTGGATGTTCGGGTCGAACTCCTCGTAGACCAGGCCCTCGGCGGCGCACCAGATGCCCTTGCGGAGCCGCATGTACCGGACACCGGTCAGGGCGTCCAGCTTGGCCATGTACTTCGCACCGGCCTCGGTCATCCCGCCGGTCGTGCCGTCCGGGTTCTGGTGGAAGAGGATCGGGTTGTCCTCGTGCCGGGACTGGATGTGGTGGGTCTTGCCGGTGTCGCACCGGATCTTCAGCCAGTGCGTCGGCACGTCGGGGTTGGCGTCGGCGATGATCTGCTGGTAGGGGATCTTGCCGTTACGCAGACGGGTAGTGATCGCCTCCCAGTCCTCCTCCAGGAGCTCGGTCGCCTCCTGGGCGTAGCAGACGTCGTACTCCGAGGACATGATCTTCATCGACTTGTCCATGCCGCCGACGACTATCACGCTGCCGTTCTTGTACTTGTAGCAGGCAGCCTCCTTCGGGGAGCCGCCGAACCACTTCACCTCGCCGTTCGCCAGGTGCTCCTTCGCCACGTGCTGCTCGTACGTCACCAGCGCGGTCGAACCGAGGCTGGCCAGGGTCTTGCGGACGATGAGCCCGCGCGCCCCCGGGTACTTCAGCATCATGGCGTGCAGCTTCTCCAGCAGGCACTTGCTCTTGCCGGTGCCCGCCGGGCCCGCGTACAGCAGCTCCGGCCCCTTGAAGCGGAACGCCTCGATGGCGGTGCCGAACGGCTGGTACCGGTGCCTCGGCGCCCCGGCCTGCTGCTGTGCCTTCAGCCGGGCCACCCGGCGGGCCTCCGCCCTCTGGGCGTCCGCCCTGTCCTTCGCCGCAGCGATCAGCTCATCGACGTTGTCGCCTGTCACCGCAGGCGCGTCGCCGTTCCTACTTGCCACGGAAAACCACCTCCACCTCGTGCGGTGCCAGAATCTCGCCAGGGTAGGCCGGGAACTCGCCCAGCCAGATGAACCCGATCACGTGCTTCTCGGACATCTTCCTGAACAGCCAGGCGGCCAGTCGCGCGCCCATCAGATGTCGTCCGGGTCGATGCCGACGATCTCGTAGGTGACGTTGGCCTGGTTCACCTGGACCTGCGTACGGGCCGGGAGCTGGCCGAGCTCCTCCGCGACCGCCTTCAGGATGCTCACCAGCACCTCGGCGCTGCGGGGGGTGGAGCCCTGGGCCATCTTCTCGGCGGCCTGCTGGTACTCGCGGATGCGGTTGATCTTCTGGGCGACCCAGACACCCGCGTATTCGTCGGCCAGATTGTTCCTGACCTCTTCGATTTCAAGGGCGTGGCGCTTCTTGAACTGGGAAATCGCGGTCACCGAGACACCGTACTGCTCGGCGAGCTGCACCCCGGTCTTCTCGCCCAGCGCGAAGTCGCGGATCAGCCGGTGGGCGACCCACCCGCGCTCCAGGTGCCCCTTCACGGCCCTGCGCCCCCGGCTCTTGTTGGCGGGGTCGAGCTCGGCGCCCGCACTCCCCTGGAAGGCGTCGCCGTTCCCGGCCGCCACGACTACGTCCTTGCCACCTCGCGGCATGTCGATCACATCTCCCATCTGTCCGTCCCCATCGGCAGGTATCACCTGTGGGGATTACGTTTACTTTCGAGCAATCCTCTGGAAATCGGACCGTCCACCGGCCCCCCGCGAATTTGCGGGAGCAAAGCACCCAGCAAACTGCAAATACGGGCATACCGGGCATGGCACGCATACCCACCCATAGCATGACAATGAGCACATAGCACCACCAATGGCACATACCCCCCATAACGGACACCGAAAAGAATCTTGGAAAAATTCCATGATCCATGTGTATCCCTCCCCCCACCGGGCATACTGATATTGAGAGGGATTACCCCAAGGGACTACCGGGAAGGGACACAGGCCATGATCACCCTTAGGAAGATCACCGACTGCACCACTGAGCGTGACGGCATGATCATTCGAGGTATCCCCACCAAGATCACCAGCACCATGATCACCTTCAAGATCACCAAGGCGTGGGGATCCTGGTCCGGGACCGACCACACCAACCTGGTCCGGGGACTCAAGATCACCGCCCCCATCGAAGACTGTGACCTCTACCGGGAGTGCTGACCGGCCGGTCCATAGGGGGGTGCCGGGGGTGCCATGCCGGGCCCCGGGTACCCACCCTACGGGCTTACCGATCAACCGAGACCGGTAACTGATCATGAGAGGCAGTGGATCATGAGCGTCCCCCTTGTCAAGGGTGCGGAGATCTACTGGAACCGGGATGGCAGTGTGGCCATGTGGTGTCCCCCCGCCGTCCCGTCGCCCGGTGATCTCGAAGGGTGGACCGTCCGCCACGTGTGCTCCGGCACGCATGGCCCGGCGTGTCCGTACGGCGAGGTCGGCACGTACTCCCTGATCCGGACGGACGTCGAATCCTTCAACAGGCTGTTGAAGATCGTCAGCGACCTTTCGGCCGAGTACGGCTACCGGCCCCGGTCGTCCAGGATCACCGATCACACGTTCCGCTGGACGTGGGAGCGGGAGTACCCGGGCGGACACCGTGAGTCGGACATGATCATCGCGAGCAAGATCGACTAGCACAGTCGGTCACCCCCGGTCGGCGTAGGGCCGTTCGATTCGGCCCCGGGGGACCAGGATACCTAAAGAATCTTCAACCGGAGGTTTGAGGGAATCCGTACCGGGAATACTGAGAGTAGGAGGTGAGAGGAGTGGACTACACCAAGATCACAGCGGACATCGTCCGTGGACCGGAGATCGGCAAGATGTACATGGACGCGTCGCCGTTCATTACGATCATGGCGCGCATGGCCTACCGGGAGTTCGCAGGTCAAGTCCAAGATCAGTTCCGCCGGATGGTGGAGGTCGACAAGATCGACGTCGTCTTCCAGCCGGAAGATCCCTACCCGGACCACGCGGCGATGATCTACGACGTCAACACGCATCGTCGGCTCAAGGTCTACGCCACCCCGGAAGATCAGCGGCACCCCCTGCTCGGCCGGGCCGTGAATGATCAGTTCCGGGCCGTCCATGACTACTACGGCCACCATGGCGCAGGGTTCGGCGAGTCGGTCAGTTTCTCCCGTCACGGGGAAGAAGCGGCTTGGGTCCGTCACTCGCAGATGTTCACCGGTCTGGCCCGTCGGGCAATGACCACAGAGACTCGCGGGCAGAATTCCGCCTTTATCTGGATCTTGGGCGGTCGCGAGTTCCCCGAGCAGAAAGCGATCTTGCTGCCGGATTGGGTGAGTCGAATCCCCGAACGCTGGCAGTGATCGTGAGGGGTGCCGGTCCCCCTGATGACCGGTCCAAGGCCCCGTACGCGGGATACCGAGTCGATGACGCTCGGGCCAGGTTCGATTCCTGGCGGGGTCACTGGGGTCGGATATTGGGGTCTCCCCGATCCGTCAAGGCGTCGAGCTGGGTATCCCACAGGCGCCGTTCCCTTACCGTCCATCCGTCCCGACTGCCCTAGGAAGGTGACACCGTGGATTGGCTCCAGGGTACGAATCCGTACTCCGGGGTGAGCACACCGCAAAAGGGATTCCCGTCCATCCTGCCTCTCAATGAGGCGACGGATTGGATCGAGAATCTCGGACCGCCCGAGGTCCTGCTCGGGGTTGACGCACTCGGGGAACCGATGACCGTTGACCTTGACGCGGAATCGCCGCACATCTTGATCAGTGCTCCCACTGGTCGGGGGAAATCGGCGGTGGCCCGGTCGGTCGCCGTCCAGAGACTGGCCAAGGGTGACCTGGTCCTGTTCCTGGACGTCAAGCGGCACTCTCACCGTTGGGCCCGTCGGCTTGAACCGAACGTCCACTACGCCAGATCGGCGCAGGACATCGGGGGAGCGCTGGTCAACATCGGTCGGGAGGTTCACCGCCGGAACATGATCGTCGACGAGTGGGATGGTCCACTGGGAGACGCTCCGGTCGGTCCGAGGATCGTGGTCGTGTTTGAGGAAATGAACGCCACCATGGCCACCCTCAAGTCGTTGGACAAGCGAC